GAACCGTTATAATAAGCGTCTCTGTAATGATTTAACAATGTGGTTAATTCTTTAATTCTTGCTTTATCTTTATCCATCTAACTCATTATCCTTTCTTCCTTCAAGCTGAATCCATGTATTTCTCTGGTTATGACTTGTTCTTATACACTGATAAAATGCTTGTGGCTCTGCTAATAAACAACATCTCTGTTTTGCTCTTGTCAGTAACGTATATAACATACAGTTATCCAACAATTTGTAATGAGTATTATCAATAATACCTATTACAGTCTTTCTACCAGCACCTTGTAATTTATGTACTGTCATTGCGTAAGCGAGATCCAATGCGGATAATTCTTTCTTTGAATACTCAATCATCTTCTCTTTTTCTAATCCGCAACCTTTGTAAGTAACTTCGCAATACTGAACTTTCTTTTTACCTTCGTATTGCTCATAAATCTTTGTTATATATCCTATTTCTCCGTTGAAAACATTTTTTTCATAATCATTTACAGTTTGCATTACTTTCGCTCCAAGTTTAAATGTAGTATCAATGCTACTGATTTCTTGTTTTTCTGTTTTCAAAAGTTCATTCTGGATTACTTTATTTAATTCTGTTGTACTATTCAGACAATCTTTTCTTCGTGGAACGGCAATAACTACATTATCAATACCATCTGTCTCTATGGATTTAAGGAATGTTTTTATTGCTATATTGAACAATGACTGTCTATTCTCTCTGAAAATATAATACATATCTTGCAATTCACCATGAATCAATCGTGGCTGAATATTCTCTGTGATTGGATTTATATTATCTCTAATCAAATTAGCGTCTACCAAAATACCAGACTTCTCGGCTTGTCTCATCGGTTTAACCAATTTATTTACATTTGCTTCTTCAAACATCTCACATAAATCTGAGAACACATTACCAAACCCGATAGGTGGTAACTGCTTATGATCCCCTGATATAATAATTCGTGTGTTATCATCAATTGCTTCTACCCAATTAAGAAACAAACTTGCATTTACCATACTTCCCTCATCCATAAATGCGACTGACGTAATCATGTGACAATCTTTGTTATATGTAAAATTATTTACTCCCATACATCCAAGAGTTCTATGAATTGTCATTGCAGGGAAGTTTGTTGCTTCCGTAATTCTTGAAGCCGCCATTGCACTTAATGCACACGCTGATATTGAGTACCCATTTTGGTTATAAGCCTTTAATATCGCTCTCATAATGGAAGTTTTACCTGTACCAGCTTTACCAGTAATCAAACTTACTGTCTCATGTAATGAACGATTAATTGTATCTAACTGTTCTTTTACATATTGGAATCCTTGCTCATCTTCAGCATCTTTAATTGCTTTTGCTATCTGTTCATCTGTCAAATGTATATTAGTTTCAATAAGTGCCTTATTAATCAGCATATTAAAGATTCTCATCTCAATATCATGGTACATTTTCAATCCAATTCTTGTATCTTTTTGATATAAGAACTCATTATTTTCTAACATCCAATCTACTAATCCGATACATTCTGGAACATTATTACTGATTGATGCCTTCAAAATTTCAAGTGAAACCCATGTATGACCATCACTGTCACCTATTTCTGTAAAATAATACTTTGTATAAGCGACTAATCTCTGTGATGAATCAATCAATTCTGGTTTCATTTTCAATGCCAAGTCATCAATGCGCTTAAACCCAAGCGACGGAATCCTCGTCAACAAATATGGATTCTTTTCTAACTCCTGTTTTAATAACACTGGATTTGGCTCGTCTGATAGCAATTTTTTAATCATTGCATATGTAACTCCAAGTGGTTTTAGCATAATAATTATGTCTGAAATCAGATAATTGTTAATAATTTTATCCTTAATCTTACCCCACATAATTTCTCTAACACCTTTTACAAGACTGTAATCAATCTCGTTTAGTGTTCCATTTGCCACATCATTTACCACATTTGGATATGCAGCAATTAAGTTTTCAGCAATCCATTCAGGAATTAGTGTCTTTAAGAATAATAATTGCGTCTCTTTTGTCTGTGGAATCAATGCGTAAATAGCAATCGGATGGTACTGATGACCATACTGTTTGTTATATTCATATTTTGCTTTGATGTTATATTCGCATCCAACCGATAACTGTTGCATTTTTCCTACGATGTTGCAGAATTTTGTATTGCTACTCATCTGCTCATCGTATTGGTTCTTCTCTTGTTTTGAGAAGAAAGGAATTTCATCTTCTGTTGATGCTATATATGTTCCCCACGTTGAATCTTCGCTATAGAAGCGGCAATACGTTACAAGTATTTTAAATTCATATACATCATTATCCACTACATCACCGCCTTTAATTTTTCATAATCTTCTTTATACATCCAAATATATCCTCCTGCCGATTTATGTTTTCCTAGACAACATCCAGATATGTTGCTTGCCGTATTTAGTCCCAATTCTTTTGCTCCATATGAAGCACATTCATATTCTCCAACAAATTTCTTTGTGTTTTTATCTAATGCAACAACTGGTCTTGCAGCAGGATTTTTAGCACCTTTAAAACAACCTCTTTCAATTCGTGTTTTACTCATTTTTTCTCTTGCCTCAGCACTCATTTTCTTTCCTAAATTTGGAGGATTCTTTTTAAGAGTTTCACTTATTTTTTTCTTATGTTCATCTGATAATGGCTTTCCTCTATGAATTTCCGCTGCCTTATTTATAGCCTCTTGTGGTACATGACCTATTTGATATATACTTTGTCTTTTTGCAGCAAGCATTTTGTTTCTTTTAGTTTCCTCTGACCAATTTTCTTTTCTATTCTTATTACTTATCGCATCTTTTGCATCCTGTGGCATTGTAGTTCCATATCTAGGATGATTTTCGCCACGAATACCATACCAACAACTTTTTTCTCCAGAAAATTTTTCTCTTAGCATTTGCTTTGTCTGTTCTGGCATTTTATATCCAACATTTCCACCAAGTTGTAAATTGTATCCGTATTTTGGGTTTGTTGTTTTATACTTTTTAATTAGTTCCTTTTCAATAATGTTTGCAAATTCTAATGGTATATCTTCAAATAAAATAATATGTTCAAAATTTTCCCAACCATATTTTTGTATTGAATTATTAAAATGTTTATTATTAAGATAACCATATCCAGATGACCATCTTCTTTTTACATCATCTTGACTTGTCTGCCCAATATAAACCTTTCCATTTACCTTATTTATGTGTGCGTATATTTTATATCTGTCCGTTTTTAATCGCCTCTCTTTCTATAATTATTATATAACAGTTATATAACCTTGTCAATCAAAAAGTTATATAACTTGACTATAACTTTTATATATGATATACTTCAATCAAACAGGAGGTGATTCAATGGCAGTCGGTAAAGATAAAACTGGTGTACTTGTCAATATGGATAAATCACTTAAAGCTGATTTGGAACAATTAGCAAAAGAAGATAATCGTTCATTGACAAGTTATATTGTTAATGTTCTAAAGAAACATATTGATGAAATAAAGACTCTCAAGTAATTGAGAGTCTTAAATTTTTACTCCTTTCTCACTCATCTGTTTTAACCACACTTCATATGGTTTCATTTTTTCTACTATAACTTTCTCCTCACTATCCTTTTTACAAAGAATTGCTAATTGTTGACCTTTCTTCACAATGTCCTCATACTCCTTTAATTGTGAGTGCCATACAATTCCTTCAACCAATCCGAAACTTGAATAAATATTGATGTATGCGAATTGCTTACCATTTTTATCTTTCTTTTTCTGTACCTTTGCAATAATTCCTACAATAGTACATTTTTCTCCGTCTTCTACATCTTCAAATGGCTGTAAATAGTTGTACGCATTATCAAATGGGTTATTATTTATGAATACCTGCAATGTTTCAAATTCCCAAAAATCTTCATTATCAAGATATTTTTGGTTCTCATCAATGTATTTATCAAATCTTACTATCTGGTCACTATTAAACTTCTCTTTTTTCAACTCGTTATAGTCTTTAAGTAATGCATCCTTGTCATAAGTAATTCG